TCCGAACCCCGCCTCATTTCCGCCTCAAAACCTGGCCTTACAGCAAGCATTGGGCCCTCCATGAACGCTTTCTCGGAGGCCCTCTTTGAAATGTGGAGTCCCGACCACTTCATCCTCTACTCTCCTGGCAGAAGTGCCGAGGAACATGGCAAGTATATTGAGGAAGGTATTGACTCAATTGCTCATTCTAAGCTCGGTGAGACTGATTGCTCACGCTGGGACGCCTCTATGCACCAGCGGCTCCTTGAGCTGGAACATTGGATCTACCTCAAACTCGGCATCAACCACAACAAGACCTACACACCCCACGGCAACGTGTATGACCTTTTGCGCGACACCAAGAAAGCCCGCGGCTCAACTCCGCATGGTGTCCGCTACTACACGCAAGCCGTTCGTTCGAGCGGCCTCCCTAACACATCTTGTGGCAACTCAGTGCTCAACGGCTGTGCGCATGTGTGGGCCTTCTGCCGTGCCAACAACGTCAACCCGGTGCAAATCCGCGAAGACCGCCTCGCGCGCTTCGCCGTCTGTGGCGACGACGAATGTGACGTGCATGACCCTTCCTGCAAAGGCGATCTCGTACCATGGCTCACTGCACTGGGCTTGCGCCCAAAGCGCGCCATCCACTCAGACACCTTTGACCTGACCTACTGCTCCAGCCTGTTCTGGCCCACTGCCGACGGACTTGTGCTGGGCCCGATGCCGGGGCGACAACTGGCAAAGTGCGGCTGGTCAGCCCAACCTGTCCTAAATTCCAAGGAGTGGCTCCGTGGCGTGGCCCTTGGAGCGCGCAACTCAACATCGTTCGTGCCAATGCTGGGCGACTACTACAAGGCCATCCTCAACCGTACAGCCGGCGTGACCCCTGCACGCGTGGACATCCGTCGCTACTACGAAAACCCTGAGAAGATCCTGGCCACCCAGCAACACGAGCCCACCATCGAAACCGACGCCCTCTTCTACCACCGCTATGGCATTCTGCCCTTTAAAGTGCCTTTTGAGCGTTGTCCTTTCGGGACGGCCGTATACGACGACCGCCTGTCCCATATCGTCGACCTCGATACCGGCGGCTTGGCCATCAACGTCTGCCGCTTCCTCGGCTACCGCTGGTTCTTGACCTGGGCCTCGATTTTCGCCTACCTGGTGATCGCAGTTCTGGAAGAAGCTGCCTTTACCGCGTTCCCGCCTCTGCGGTTCCTTATGGCTGGCGGTGACGCCCTCATCATCATTGCGCGACACCTCAACAACAACGACCCGGAACAAGCAATTGCGTCTGCTTTCCTTGTGAGCTTCATGCATTACATAGCCCACAGCAGCAACACGCAGTTCCGCTTCCTCTTCCACGGCGCCTTCAACATCGTGATGTGCGTGCTGCATGGCCTAACCATGCCAGTTCCACGCCCATGGTGGGGAGACGCCTGCTCAAGCCTTGACCTGTGAACCTGAGGAACACAGACGGACCCATTGTCCCACTTGTGTCTTGTGCTAACCGGAGCTCTACGCGGATATTGAGCTTATTTCGGCGCAGCAATAAGATGTGAATACTTAAGACCATCAAAGGAGCACTGCCGACCTCCCGCCGAACACTAACTAACACCCACGAGTGGTTCTCTCCCACCCTGTGGCTGCGAGGCATTAAGAGAGAGCACCCAGCGCTGCGGGTCTCAGGCAACGCTGGAACTTCTAGAGGGGCGCCTGCTCACCACGAGCTAAATATCCCTCACTGCTGAC